GTTTTAACATGGGTGCTACCACACTGCCGTATGGCTCGCCGCAAGCAATTACATTGCAGTCGGCTGGTCTTTTTGCTGCGAATATGCAGCGCAACACAACCTTGAATCGTCTGACGGGCAAGTTCCCGCAGCAGGCCGACGCTGAATCGACCATTCGCAAGCAATCGTCCAATGAAATGCCAATCGTGCGTTGCATGGACTTGCAGAAGATGGCCGGTGATGAAATCACGTTCGACCTGATCAACCCAATGGGCGGCAAACCCATCATGGGGTCGCGCAATGCCGAGGGATTGGGACGCGCAATGTCGTTCAGCCAAGACCGTTTGCGCATCAACCAGGCACGTTACCCCATCAGTGCCGGTGACACGATGACGCAGCAACGCACTCCCCACGAGTTGCGCAAGCTGGGCCGCGCACTGGGCGAAAACTACATGTCGCGTCTATCGGATCAACTGATCTTGACCCACCTGGCCGGTGCGCGTGGCTTCCACGACAACATCGAATGGGCTGTTCCCAAGGCTTCCGACGCGGACTTCGCTGAAATCGCAGTGAACCCGGTGAAGGCTCCCACAAAGAACCGCCACTTCATGTCTACTGGTTCCGGCATGGAAACCATCAAGGCCGCTAGCAACGAAATCACCATCGCCACGACCGATGTGATGAATGCCGACCTGGTGGATGCACTGCGTACCCAACTGGACAGCATGGCAGTTCCTCCCCCTCCTGTTGTCTTTGAAGGCGACAAGATGGCGGCTGACTCCCCATTGCGCGTGCTGTTGGTTTCCAGTGAGCAGTACACCAGCTTCTTGCAGTCCAACTCGGGCAGCTTCCGCACTCTGCAAGCCAACGCGATGGCGCGTAGCCAGCAGGCCGGCAACAACCCCCTGTTCATGGGCGATGCAGGCTTGTGGAACGGTATCCTGATTATCAAGATGCCCAAGCCAATCCGGTTCTACGCTGGTGACTCCCTGCGTTGGTGCGCTTCGTACACCAGCGAAACCGAAACGGCTACTGACTTGGTTCCTGCTGCTTTCGGTACGACCCATGCGGTTGACCGTGCGATTCTGTTGGGCGGTCAAGCACTTGCCGAAGCCTGGGGCAAGCACGTCAAGACTGGCAATCCGTTCTTCTTCTCTGAGAAGGAGCTGGATCACGGCGACAAGCTGGAACTGTTGGTGGGTGCGATCAATGGCCGCTCCAAGATCCGGTTTGAAATCGACCACGGTGATAGCAAGCAGTTCACCGACTACGGCGTGATGGCGATTGACACCGCCGTGAAGCTGCAAGCCTAAGTGACATAGCGGCCCTTCGGGGCTGCTTGATCATCGTTCAAATCATTTTTAGGAGCCAATCATGGCCACAGTAAGCAAAAAGAAAGTCCTGAATCAGTCAACATTTGGCGGCGTGCCTTACGGCAATGCAACGGCACTCACTTTCCAATTCGCTACCAATGCGTCTGGGGTCTTTGTTGACTCCGACCAGGCGACGGCAGTAGCCATCGGTGACAAGGTGCGTTTGGGTGTTCTCCCTGCTGGAATGAAGCTGATTGATGCGCTGTTCATCGTGTCTGATGCCTTCACCGCTTTGGTGACTGCTGACATCGGATTCGAGTATGTTGACGGCGTTGATTCCACAGCAGTCCCGCAAGATGCGGACTACTTTGGTACAGCTATTGCGCTGAACACGCAAGGCCGCTACCCAGCAGACAACGCCGCTGTTTCTGTTGTGACACTGCCAAAGGATGCCTACCTGATCCTGACCACTGGCGGTGCAAACTGCGCGGCTGTTGGCGTGGCTGACATCGTTATCAAAGGTGTGCTGACCGGCGCACCCTGATAGGTAATCGGTAGGAAATGGAGGGGCTTCGGCCCTTCCTTCACATTGTTTTCAAGGACACAAACATGGACCAGCGACTGACATCCGTCAAATACATCGGGAAACGACCGGAGTACATCGACGGAGCCTATGGAACACGGATTCACTTTGTTCAAGGCGAGTCGCGCATGGTTCCATTCGATAAGGCACGTTTGATGCTCAGGCATGTGGACGTGTACGCACCTGGCGAAGAAGATGCGCCGGTAGCATCTATTCCGGCAGAAAAAGACCCCGAGGAAGATGTTCAGGACATTCGAGACTCCATTGCAATCATGGACAAGGATGCATTGAATTCCTACGCTCAGATCCACTACGGAACAAAGCTGGACAAACGCAAGGACGTTGGCCAACTGCGTGCGCAAGTGACCGGCTTGGTGGACCAGTTCGGAGCGGTGTAGATCGCCATGACACTAGACGACCTGATCGCGCAGTTCCGAGTCGATTCGGATGATTCAATTGCGCCATATCTAGCATCTGACGTTGCAGTAACCGCATGGCTCAATGAAGCTGAACACGAAGCAGCCATCCGGGCGCGACTTCTGAGCGATGTCTCAACTCCAGCAGTGTGCCAAGTAGCGGTGACGGCGCCGACGACCGTTTACCAATTGCACCCGGCAATTCTGGACATCACCTACGCACAATTCACCCCGACCGGCTCAACGACTGAGTACGATGTCTCCATTGTTGACCGCGTAGACCAAGACCGCAATCGACCAGGCTGGAGAACGACAACCGACATTCCGCAGCAGGCCATTCAAACGGACACGCAGATTCAGCTTGGATGCATACCAAGCTCAAGCGGAGTCCTTTCGCTGGAAGTCAACCGCCTGCCATTGGTGAACATGGAGGATTCGGTCACCGAGTCTCCCGAGATTGGATCTATCCACCACCGGCACCTGGTTCAATGGGCGCTGCACAAGCACTTTGCCCGCCCGGATGCAGACGTTCACGACACTGGCCGGTCAGACAAGGCGCTTGCAGAGTTCACACGGGTATTCGGTATCAGGCCGGATGCGGATTACCGTCGCTCAACGCAAGCCAACCGCCAGGCGCACAACAAAGCCTATTGGTGATCGCTAAGGTTTGCCAGTTCGGCAATGGATTTGCATGATGCAGCATGGCTCAAATCAAGAACTTCCGAGGGTTAAACAACGTCAGCGATCCGCTGCGTATTGGCCTTGGGTGGCTCACAAACGCCGATAACGTCAACATCAGCGATACCGGAGCGATAAGCAAGCGCGAAGGTTATGCGGTTGCACAGGCTGGAAACATCACCGGAATCTACACAACGCTGGACCATCAGCGTATGTATCTGGTGGACGCGGGTACATTGCGCACATTTTCAGGCGCAGTCCTACGCACCAGCCTTTCCAGCGCACCGATGTACTGGGCAGAAATCAATGGTCAGGTGTTTTTCAACAACGGCACAGACAGCGGTGTGATCAATCAGGACAACACCGTAATGGATTGGGAGTGGCCTATACCAAGCCAACCAACCGTTTCCCTGGTGACTGGGACGCTTGCAAGCGGAACGTATCAAGTGTGCTGCACATTCATGCTTGAAGATGGACGAGAGACTGGCCCAAGCGACCCGGTAATGATTGATCTGGCCGAAGGTCAGGCACTTAGCATCAGCAGCATTCCACACGCAACAGGCGCAGCGACCCGCGTTTACATTGCCCCGGCCAACAGCGCCGTGTATCAGCTTGCAGTCACGACAACCGGAAGTGCAATTGTCTGGAACTTTTCAAATGACGCGCTTGGGAAAGACCTTGCTACCGATGGGACTGATCCACTTCCATCAGAGGCATCGTGCATCCAGTTCTTCAAGGGACGCGCATACGTTTCGCAGTATTTTCCATCTGATGATCAAACAGTTGTGTGGTTCTCTCAACCACTTGGCTTCCATTTGTTCAACCTTAGTTCCGACTTTTTCATGGTCCCAGGAGAGGTGAGCATGCTTGCCGACGCAGATTCGGCATTGATTGTCGGAACCACGAAAGGCATCCATGCCTACAGCGCAGAGGGATTGCAAGCACTGGCCGACTACGGCGTGATCCCAGGCCAGCACTGGAGCAAAGATGAATCGCGCATTATCTTTTGGACAACGCGCGGCGTGTGCAGTGCGTTGCCCTTCATGAATCTGACGGAGCGATCTGTCAGTGTCGCACCCGGCGTCAAGGCGGGCGGGACCATCGTGCGGCAGGGTGGACAGAAACGCTACCTCACCGTTCTTCAGCAAGGCGGTTCCGCCTTCAATAGCTTCTAAGGAAATATCATGACATTACGCCTATCCACTGGATTGCGCACAAACCTCGTCGGGTCTACCGGCTTCGCTTCTACCTTCGCCAACGGCGTGATCGAGATCTACACAGGCACTCAGCCAGCAACCGCAGATGCAGCCGTTACCGGCACGCTGCTGGGCACTGTGACGCTTAGTTCAGGAGCGTTCACACCCGGTGTGGCTACCAACGGACTGACCTTCGCGTCTGCATCTGGCGGCGCAGTGTCCAAGTCGGGCGTGTGGAGTTTCAACGGCATCGCCATCGGTACGGCTGGATGGTTCCGACTCAAGGGCAATGCGACTGACGCTGGCGGTATCTCCACCACACTGCCCCGCCTGGATGGTTCCGTCGCTGTGTCCGGGGCAGACATGAACATGTCGAACATCTCGGTCACCATCGGAAGCCCGCACACGGTCGACTCGTTCACATGGACTCAGCCCGCGTCCTAATGAGGCATGGAGCACCGTCTAATCACCGGAGGGTATGAATACCTTCCGTTTGCGCGTAACTGCATACAGAAGCTAAAGAAGACTGGGCTTCGGTACGCATCGCAGACGTACGTGATAGACGGTGTGAACATCAATGTCCGCATCGCAGACGGGCAAGAGTTCATCAGGATCGACGG